CCTCTCCAAGTAGATAAAAAACAAAAGCAAATAACATAGCAACAATCGTTTCGGGAATAAGTAAAGAAGAATCAGAAATACTCCATTTTAATTCTGCCATCCATAACCCGTAATTGTGTATTAACTGAAAAACAAGGAATGCCAAAAAGAACGCAAATATACTTTTAAATAATTTTTTCATAACTTACTTACTCCGGTTGTACCTCCGGCAAGGTTAAGATGTTTGCGCTTTCGTCCGGAAATCCGGTTAATCCAAAATTACCCAATCTTCGGATAGTATATCTGTTTGAGATGCTAGCCAAGGAACTCTGTCAAAATCATTTTTTGTTTCACCAAAATGATTAGTGCTTCCGTTTGGGCATTCCATATAAATATATGGTCTATTCATTTTAGAGTTTTCATCTGGTACTTGGAGTAAAACATACATTCCTTTTCCATTCCATCCTTGTCTTGCAACTTTTTTACCTTGCTTCAAGGCTTCAATTGCTTGTCCAAAATTTAATTTATTCATACCTACTTACTCCGGTTGTTCGTCCGGCAACGATAGTTCTTTGCAAATTATTATAGTGCATCAACACATTCCTCGCTGTATTAATCTCCGCATCGGTGCAGGTCGGCTTGTCCGCTTTGCCTAATTTGAAGCGGTGCAAGTGCATTAAGATGTCAACTGCTTTTTGGAGTTCCATAGGTTTGTTCGTAATATTGTTCAGATTCAATATATGGCACACCATTTATTTTCCATTTAGGAACGAATTCATTCCCTTTTATAAAGGCTTGCTCTATCTGCTCTCGGTTCCATTTGGAGTGCATCTTGTTTGAGCCAAAAAAATTTATCAATATCAAGATATCCATCTTCTTCTTCAAGTTTATCTATCTGTTCAATCAGAAATGTGATTGCGGTTTGTTGTTTATTTGCCATAGTCCTGCTCAAATTGGTTCAAGTCCACCCGGAATCCCCGGAATTTAATTGGTTGTGGTGTCATATTTATCTCTGTATTGTTTATTTAATTGATACAATTCGTTTTGATTAGATAATAAAAATACTCCAAGCGGATGCCCGTAATATAAATTGCCATCGTATGAAATCCAATCGCCTGACATAAACGCATCGGGTTTCCTATTGTCATCTTGAACTTCTTTCCAAATATCAAACTTCTTTGCAAGTAATCTAACTTTGATAAAATGGGGGAGTAAATTAATTACCTTACTCATACACCCACCTCCCTTTCACCGTTCCGTCTGGGTTGGTTGCTGGAACACACTCCCAATCCTGCCCAACAGGAATCGAACCATTTATAGACTTTTGAATCATCTCCACCTCAATCGCAATCGGGTTGCGTGGGGTTAATATGCGTTCAAAATACTTGCTTAAAACCGAAACGCCCTTATTAAAATCAATTTCAAGTTCAGTTCTTAACTCTGCCGAAATTGGATTTTTTATCATGTACTCTATTACTTTTGCCATATCCTCCCGGCTAAACTCATACTTCTCACGGGCTTTGTTGTAGCATTGAACCCCAAAGTCAAAAGAGCCTTTCATGGATGGACTCATTGACTCTAAATTTAAATAGTCTGGCAATCCCATTAGGTTCTTAACAATTGCCTCCACACCATCTTCCTGACCTCGGGAACATGGTGGCAACTTATACCCAGCCAACTCAGGGCAGGTAAGGTCGGTGGTTAGTTTGAATCGTTTTGTCATATTACTTCCCATACTTTACAATGCGTTCAACATAATATTCAGGCAAGTTATACGCCTGAGCCAGTGCCGGTATCGTTATACCGAGCGAGTAAAATTGTTTGATGTAGTCGTTCCGTTTCATAGCACAATCATCTCGGTAAAGTTATCATCTGCCCCACTGATTCGGTTCTGCCAAAATTGGACAAACGCTTGCAGGTCTTGGTTGGGTCGGTTCTTGCTGAACCACCTCGCCAATCGCTCCAAGTCGTAGCCGGGGAATAGGTCGGAACTGACAAAATATTCGGTGTTGTTAATCCAGATGGTCATGGTCGTGTTGTTTTGCCGTGTAGTTCGATTGTTTGCATATTCAGAATAACGAGGTTTGGTCTGAATTGGTTACATTATTTTTACGATTCTTAACCCTGTTAGGCATATCGTATCGGTTGTGGCATCTTTGGCACATGGCTTTTAGATTCGAGTAATCGTTGTTGCTGATGTCGTGATCAAGGTGAGCAATGGTTAGGACGATAATAATTAACTTATAATCATCATCACTATACTCGTTGCAATGTTTAATAAGTTGAATTGCATCCATGTATTTTAACTCGCCAAACCCTGCTTTGTCGTGCATTTCATTTCCAGCGGTACGCTGAAATATTCCATTTAAATCACGATAACCAACCGCATAATTCTCCACTCCACAGCACTCACATTTATTATCAGCCCGTTTAAGAATATCCGGTCTGATTCGTGATTTCCATTCCGGGTGATATAGTTTATAATCAATTGGCATTATTTCGGTCGTGTTGTTTTTGATAATTTCCAATCTAATCCGGTGGGGAGGGTGAATTTAGATGGGCAAGTTTCAACCACCCATACTTTTGTAAGGCATTCTGACCCATACCAAAAACCTCTTCCATCTTCATCAAAACAATGCACATCCGCCCAAATCGGTGCATTACTCCAATCCACGCTGTATGGGTTGGGTTCGGTTGTTACCGCCTCGTGTACGGCTACATGGTATTGGACTTTCTGGCGTATCGGCGTGTAAAACGCTTCCATGTGCTTTACATCTTGCATGATTGACCCAAGTGGTTTCTCATTCGGGTCAAGGTTGTGCAATTTGACTTTGAGATACATTATTTCGGTTTCCTCGTCACATTCCTCCTTCTTACAAAACTCGTAGCCATCTGGAAGCAGGTGGGAATAGTCGGTATTGTATTTGTCCCGACCGAACGGAATAATCTCCCCATCCATCCTGCGACAATAAGCCCAGTCTGAGGTGATGTAATTTTTCCCAAGCAGATAGTTCTTGGTCGTGTTGGATTTGTTTTCCCAGACGCATTTGTACGGACTGGATTTGAAGCCAAGGAACTTGATGAAGATTCGCTTATGCCACTCTTCTAAGTCGTCCGATACCCATACAACCTCGCCCAATTCGGGAAAGTAAGTGTCGGCTTGTTTCAATTTGTCTAACTCTGCTTGGAGTTGATTGATTTGGTTTTGGATTTCTTTTGGTGTCATATCTGGTTTAATTAGTTTCTTTCCTTATTGCCCACCCTGCCTCAATCGCTCCGAATGTGTCGATGTGGATAGACCATAGGTAGCGGAGGTATTTGGTAGCCATATCAATGACCTCCGTAGTGCTATCCCATATTTCATATACATTACCCAACTCCTCCTCCGTCATATCGTTCGGGTGGCGCAGGATGGGTTGAACTGATTTAAAGCCTTGTTCCGACTCGACTATGTCGTGAAATGTGCAAGTGCCATCTGAATAAACAGAGTGCATTTGTGCCGTAATTGTGCCATCTATAAGGCATTCCACCCCATACGGCAAATACGCACACAGGATTTCGAGTTTAGTTTGTTCGTTCATATTACTTTATACGGGTTTGGTGTTACTTTGTTACATTATTTACAAACTCATTCGCCTCAGCCATTGCCTGAATTATATCGGCAAGGGCGTTGATGTAGTCCGATACATTGTCCATGTAGTAAGTTTCAATTTCGAGCGTCCTGTTGGTAAATGAAAACTCGTTCCTTGTTGAGTTATACCATAGCAGATACATCGGGTTGTTCTGATTCGATATTGACACGCCACAATTAATCGACCTGTTGTCGTCAATGCGGATGCCACTGGATAGGGTTTTAGTTGTCATGGTTAGAATAGGGTTGGGTGTAATTTATTCGCTTTGGTCTTAGCAAATCCAAACTCTTTTATGTCTGCTTTTATTTGCTTCTCCTCGGCAAGCCATGCAGACGCTTTCAGATAAAACTCTTTTTTAATTTCAAATCCGTAACCCTTGCGATTCAATCTTTCTGAAGCAATCAATGTTGAGCCACTTCCGCATACTGGGTCAATAACAACATCGCCTTCATCAGTAAATAATTCGATAAGCGTTTTCAAAAGTTCAACTGGTTTTTGAGTTGGGTGTATTTTTTCGCTTTCGTTATCTCTTGGCCAGTCGAAGCAGTTGAATATCATTTTGCCTTTATTCCTGAACTTTGGCAACTTATCACGATATAAAAGCAGTCCATATTCACAATTACCAACTATCTTCATATTTGCTTTTAGCACCTGAGCGGAAAAGTTTTTCCTGAACACTAAATTGATATAATTATTCAGTCCATATCTTTTTGCCAACTCAATTAAATACATTTGTTGGTCAAATGCACAGAATATAATCATACATGGTGCTTCTCCTTTTTGTCTTGGCTCGCCATCAACTTTTATTTTCTTTGGCTCGGCTTTCAACATTGTGCTACAAAAGTGCATAAACTCGGCAGGCCTGAAATCTTCATCGGTGTCGAAGAATGATTTGCCAGCCAATGCACTTTCGCCATTTGAATTGTCTCCATCCTTATACCAAGCAGGATTTGAAGCATAAGCATTATTGCCAAGATTATACGGAATGTCCGCAATAATAAGTTGTGCTTTTGGTATCGCATACCCTTTGTAGTTTTGAAAGTGGTCTCTAATTATCATTTGAATGTCTCTTTGCATGTTCCAACTTAAACTGCCTGATATGCTCGCAGTATATTTCGCATATGCCCGATTCCTGAGCGGTAATAACATCAATCAAAATATCATTCTCCCGTATGGAATAGTTCAGCATCGCCCGACTTTCAATATACTGGTCTCTCCAATACATCTCCATTTCTCTTGAATTATCCCGACTGATACTTGTACTTATCCAAGCGAAAGATAATGCGATACAAAGCACGGCAAGGGCATAGAATCCGACCTTATAGAAGAATCGGTATGTATAACTATTGGGCATTTCCATCCTGCACCTCCTTATCTACAATTATGCCAATCCACCATCCGTCTATTCCGGTGTAATTCCGCTCGATATTATCAACCTTGAAGCAGGTATGCCCGTAGTCGTTGCGGTATAGTTTGAAAGCGTTGTGTCCTGAATAATTAAACTCCTTCTCCATTTTGAGCAGTTCGTCAATGTCCCATCCATCCAGAATCAACTCGGGCATGATAAGTTGGAAGAAGTATTGTCCCCTGAATGATTGATACGGCATCACGAACCAGTCCCGATAGGCTTGTTTCGGGGTTATTATACCCTGCCTGATTTCCAATACCTTGTTATTCCTGATGTCATTCAGCAGGAATGAATGGTACTTGTACGGATTGGAGTGGTCAATCGAGTGTGGCTCGATATAAGCGGTTCGACCATCTGGAAGTTGGAAATGATACAGCCAGTCTAAGTTGTCTGGGTGCGTTTCGGTGATAGTGGTGTTGAATGGTGTCATATTGGTTTATACGGGTTTGAAGTGAAAAGGTTATTCAGGTATTTCAATGTCAATATTATCAATAACTTTATCAAGTACTCTAACACTACCTTCGCATGCAACTATCGCAGACAATACGACATCCTGAGTTTTTGGATTAATTAATACTTGACGGCAATTGCCATCATCGAACTTTCCAACAATTACTATGTGTTTTAACTTCGGTTCTTTTTTTGCCATGTTACTTTATACGGGTTTAAATTATTTATGTTTCACATAGTCCATTAATCTTTGCCACGCCTCGATAGTATCTGGGTCGCCAATATCCAACCTATTACAAGCCTCCTGATATGCGTGCCTGATTGTGCTTTGGTCTTTGCCTCCGAAAACCTGACCAATCATTGTGAAGTCGTAATTCGGGTAATTATCGACAAAGTATTTGACCAGCACGAATCGGACATTCACCGCATCGTATCGCTGGGAAGTAATTACATCTTCCATCGTCATTTTGCGTTCAGGAATACGAACTACCTCGTATTGTCTTGTCGTGCGTTTCGTAACATCAAACGACCTGATAAAGCCGTTAAACATATCGAGTTGAATCGTTGGCGGTGGTATCTCTTCCATCTTGCTCAGAAGCCATTGGTCTACGGTGGCTTGTCCGTACAATTTTACGCAGATTTGGTAAGTGGTCATTTGCTCAATTTTATCTCAATCCCCAACAAGTTAAATATCTGCAACATCCTGAACACGGGCAGTTGGGTCTTGCCCTGTTCAAGTCGCTGGTATGCCAACAAATTCATGTTGAGCATTTCAGCCATGTCGGTTTGCTTATACCCCCTTTCGGCTCGGGTGGTGCGAATTAGGTTGATGATGTCGAATTGTGTCATTTGTTTTTATCTTTAGTAGTCAGGACAGAATTATTTATTTTTTAATCCTTCCCTATATCTTTTAACCATCATGTTATTGATAGTTTTACATTCATCACATCTACATCCTCTTAGATAAGCACCTCTACTTGGATGTTTTTTTAATTTCTCTGTATCTATTCCTCCTAATGGTTTAATTCTTTGTTTATCAAATCCATCTTGCCAATTATTTTTAGGAGAACCTAAAAATAAATGATTAGGGTTTACACATTTTCTATTATCACAAGTGTGACAAACATACATTCCATTAGGAATTACACCATTATGTAATTCATAAGATATACGATGTGCATCTATAACTTTGCTATTAAGTTTAAATGCACCATATCCTGTTTTCCCTCTAATAGCTGCTGTCCACAACCAGCAAGTATCAGTCTTTTCTACTTTGTCAAAAAATCTTTTCATATACTTATATTTTGTAGTCACAAATATACGAACCCTCTTGTTAAGAAACAAGAGATGTAGGAGATATTTCTACCTCCCACATACAACTTGTCTAGCCGAGGACAGGATTCGAACCTGTATACTATGAGGATTACCCCATTTTACGTTCCTTGTACTTCGGAACAACGTCTACCAATTCCGCCACCTGACTATTTGCCCGTCTATTCCAGGCTGTCACCTTGATTGATAACTGTAGGCTAAGGTGTCCGCACTTCCATTAGTGTATGCGATAGGAAAGCTTTAAATCACATAACGAGAGTTCTATATATTTCACTCACAATTTATTGTTTACTTCAACGCATCCAGGCTAACTTTGTTCCAATTCCGCCACCTGACTGTTTATCAACCATCCACCCGGTGAATGATTGATATTACTTATACGGCTTTCGTTTCACTTTGTTTCAAGTTCATTCAACAATTTTTTAACCGCTTCAATTTGCTCCGCTTTTGTTCCGGATGGGATGGTTAATTCGGGCAGGTGTTTGATTTTGCGGAAAATAGAGTTTACCGGAACAACAATAAATTTACATGACTTGTCAGTATATTCCCATTCGCCTTTATTCAACACAAACACATCAGGCAACTCCGCCACCGGAAAGCCGGGAAGACCGGGTGGGATTAAGAACCAATATTTATGAAGTTCTGTGCTTCCATAATAATATTCCATTGAATAATTGCCGGAATGCCATTGTCTAATTGTTCCACGCTCGTTTAAATTATCCGCTACAACATACCAATTCCCCTTAATTCTGTCTGCCTCCTCAACCGGGGTGAGTTGCGTAAGGTCTAATTTGAAGTTTTCCATGTTATTTCAATCAATAATACTTTTAACACCAATGGGTAACTACATACCACCCATCATTAGCCTGAACAGGTCGGCAGTTTGGACACCGCCCCATATCGTCAATATCTTCGGTCTCCCAGACCAATCCGCACTCGCCACAAGTGCATTCGCGTAGTCCTGATTCGCCATAGTCCACATTTGGGTCTGGCTGTTTCGGGTAGGGTTTAAGGTTTTGCATATCCATATTCTTTTTTGATTTGTTCAAGTTCGTTTATCGTGCCTTTGCCTGCGATGCTTTTCAGTTCGGGAATGAATCGCAGTTCCTCCAAGTCAAACGAGACAAGGTCATACAATGTTACAAGGTTCAGGTCTGAAATTATCCGCTTTGCCCTGCTCGACAGCAAAACGCTATCGAGCAGGACTTTTTTTTGCAGACGGACGATTACAGCCTTGTTGTGTCGGTGTATTTCGTAGGATGTCATATTAGAATGGAAGTGAGTCGCCTTCTATTTGTGATTGTGTCGGCTGAACTGGTGTTGTCGGTGCAGTCGCCTTAACTTTGACCTCAACTTTCCAGATTGACAAGGTGTTGAACACCTTGACCACATCGTACTGCCCCGACCACTCACGACCACGCAGGTTGATTTCGAATGATACGATGTCGTTCGGGTTGATGCCATCGAGCAGACTTACTTTCTCGCCCTGTGCTTCCAGACCGATGACTTGCGGGTACTTTGACTCTGAGTCAATCTCAACATGGATTTCACGCTTTTGAAATCCTTTTTCGCCTACCGTCTGAGTCGGTAGGACTCGTACTACTTTACCTTGAATATTCATAAAAATTAAAATGTTACTTGTTGATGATACTTCTCGAATTTTGCCCAGAACTTGAGCAGGGCGTCCATTGTGGCTTTCAACTCCTCGATGATTTCGTTCCGCTCGACTCGGTAGATGTATAACGGCTTCGGTGCGAATCTGGGGTCGTAACTGATGAAATCCAACCACTGCAACTTCTCATTGACCAAAAAGTATTGGTACACCTGCCATTTGTGGTCGTTTGGTAGTCCACCCATGCGAATCGTGCGTACATGCGTCTTGGTGCTGGGGCATTTGACTTCGACCGCACCGATATGGTCGGCAGTTAATCCATCTGGAGACATCCCTAACCAATCCAATTCATCGTGAATGCAAAACGCCACATCAATTAATTCTATGCCGGTCTGTGCGGTATATTTCGCCTTGGCTTCGGGTTCTTGCTCAGTCCCCCACTTCATCGCCTCGGATTCGTAGTTGTTCTCGAGAGCGTCCCAAAGATGGTCGTCAAAACATTCCCGCTCGGCAATGAGTGCGTCCACTACGGGCAAGTTGTCTGACTTCATGATGTCTTTGGTTCGGCTTGAAGTTACCCGTCCGATACGCAAGGCATGCCACTCCCGACTGCCCTGCTGTGTGTTGTCAATTACTTTCATTTTCTATTTTGGTTTTGCGTGAATCCTTATACGATAACATTGCCGATTTTGTTTCGGCATCAAACGACTGCCACAGAGCGACCAGAGACGGCATATCTGCACAGGCGTTAATCGCCTCGATTTGCTTTGTCCAGTCCTTTGGCTTTTCCGGTGTCGGCTTGGTCGCCTTTACCCGAATTGCGTCCGTTACATCGCCAAACGCTTTGACTCGTTCAACGCCTACGATAATTTTTTGACCTGCCCAGCGTTCAATTATGGGCGTACCTAATACCTTTGTGATGGTCTTGCAGTTGGTACGGTTTAAGATTATCGGCTTAGTTTCCTGCGTTCTGGCTACGATACAGAGCGAATCTTTTCCGTCCGAACCTTTGACCTTCTCCTGTGCAACGGATGCAATGGTGACGATGATTTGACCATAACTGCCATCGTTCTGAACGAGGTCGTGCGACCCGAAATAATCTGGGTTGGTCATTTTTTTCCAGTGTGTTGATGTTGTCATTGTCCGAAGTGAATTAAGATGTTGTGAAAGATAAGCATGCCGATTCCCATCAGAATCGCTACGAGCATGAAGGCACTGACCTTCTCGAAAAAGTTTGGTTGTTGTTTCATTTTTCTTTGTAAAATATAAGTGGAAGATAAACGGTTGTGATGAAGAGCCAGATAACTTTGATGTAGCGTGTCATAGTGTTAAGCGATTTCAACATACACGATGTAGTCACGGCAGTCGAAGAATTGACCATTTTCGAGTTGTTCAGGAACTTCTGCGTCAAATTCTAATTTGTCGAGCCATTCCAAAAGGTACTGGCGTGCTTGTTTGTCGCTGATGAACGATTCGGTACAATTGTACTGGCTGATGTGGCTTTGCTGGCTTTGAATTTTGATTGTTGTCATTGTCTGATGTGTTTAAGTTTTTTTTTGTGCGTACCGGATGCGCACCCCCCGTTTGAATGTTATGCGGTCATGTATAACGCCTTTTCTCTTGCTGTTTTCAAGTATTCGACTTGATTCCAAAATTTAGCGATAAGCGTCTTAGCCTGCTCAACTGAATAACCCATTTTAGTTAATTCATTTTCTGTTCTTGTTTGCATTGTTGTCGTTGTCATATCGTGTTGTTTAAATTTGATGAAGCAAAGATACAGCATTGTTTTGTTCCAATGCAAATATTTTTTTTACTTTTCTCATAACTCGCTGATTTTCACAGAGAAATTTTTTTGTAGCAACCGAATAAAAAGCGTGTAACCTGCCTATCTATCCAGCGTTTCGCCTCGTCTCGCCCGGTTATTTCGATTGAATATGTGGCAATATTGACCATGTTCACCTTAAATAAATCAGGCGTGTCGGTTCTGGATACAATGGCTACCATCAATCCGTTCAGGGTTACGCTGGTTCGACCGGTGTCTTGGTTGTGATTGTAGTCGTAATTCAAGCCAATGATGGCGGGGGCGGATGGTTCGAGTGCGTTTATGACGCTGTTTAAATCGGCTATTCGTGCGTTCTGTTTCATGTTAGAATGGTGCTTTGGTGTTGTCTTGGTTTTCAAAATCTAATCTTGGTGATGGCAGGTAGTTTGTTTTCGGCTCAGGCATTGGTGGTTGTGCTTGATAAGTCCTAAATGGGGTGTAAGGTGCAAATCTCGTATAAGCCTTCTCAAATCGCACCATTATCGCCCCTAATCGCCCGTTCCTATGCTTGGAGATATGTATCTCCGCCATGTCGAGCGATGGTGTGCTTCCGTCCGTCATAAGTTCCTCTTTGTAGTATTCAGGGCGGTGCGGAAAAATAACCATATCCGCATCCTGCTCAATCGCACCTGACTCCCTCAAATCCGACAGCATCGGAATACTTCCGCCCTTTCCTCTCGTTTCGACCGAGCGGTTCAACTGGCTCAAAAGCATTACGGGAATGTCGCATTCCTTTGCTATGCCCTTACATGCTCGGCTTATGCTTGATATTTCCTGCTCACGATTGCCCGAAAATCCATCCCCTGCGTTCATGAGTTGCAAATAGTCGATAATTAGCATCTTGATCCCATGTTCCTGAACCATTCGAAGTACCTTTGCTTTGAGTTCCAACACGCTGATATTTGCCGAATCGTCAATGTATAACGGCAGGTCTTTTATCGCCAAACTGCTTTCCCTGAACTGGTGAAACTCATTCATCTGGACACGCCCAGACCGAATCTTCTCGCCCTCGATTTCAGCCTCCATAGATTGCAAACGGAAGACCAACTCATGACAACTCATTTCAAGCGAAAAAAACGCCACTGGATAGCCTTGTTTTGAGGCAGTGATAGCAAAGTATAGGGCAAGTGCTGTTTTGCCCATAGCGGGTCTCGCACCGATAACTATCAATGCCTGCTTCTGCCAACCTGATGTAAGTTCATCAAGTTGATAAAATCCAGTAGGAACGCCCGTAACGCCTTTTTTGGAATCCATCCGCTTTGATAATTCCACAATGTTTTCGAGTGCCAGACGCTCAAAAGATACCGCATGTTTCCTGAATATCGACTGGGTCAGATTGTACGCCTGTTCCTGAACATAGTTGAGCAGTTCGAACGCATCGGTAGTCGGGTCAAATCCTTTCAACTTTACATCGTTTGCAATGCGAATCAGGTCACGGGCGACATAGTGCTGATGAATAATCTTGATGTGATACGGAAGATTGGCTGAACTAAACAGGCTATCTTTCATCATGGACAACTCGACCACATGCGAAATAAAATAGTTTTCCTCTTTGCTCTTCAACTCGCTGTAAACGGTTATCAAGTCAATCGGCTTCTCTTCCATGTACATCTGCTCGATTAACTCGTAGATAAACTTGTTTTTGCTGATGAAGAACCAGTCCGATTTGCAGTTAGCAAATATGTTTGGTAGTTCGTTTGTTTCGTACAGCATCGAGGATATTATCGCCTTTTCCGCTTCCTCGCTGTAAGGTGGCGTAACGCCCGGCATAAATCCGCTCTGGTCGATTTGCGGTTTCTCTTCGTACTTCTTTTTTCGTGTTGCCATTATTCTTGTGGTTCGGGGTTGTAAAATTGTGTTGTTCCTAATTGGTTTGACTTGTTAAATTCATCTGCCATCAATTGCTGTTTTCTCATTTTGTCATAGGTGAATGAGTTTTTTGCGTTCAAAATTTTCATAGCATTATCAACCACCCATCCCTCCTGAACGCCAGAAAAATCATTTACATAAGCCTTTACACCACCTTTTTTCAATTTCCAATTATTGTAGACCTTAATCATTTCAATCAATAGTCCTTCAACGGGAAATCTCTTTTTAAGTTGCTCCCAATGGTCAAGGCTAAGCAATACGAGTGGAGAATCAAATTTAACGCAAGGCATTATTCCCTTTTTTGCCATTTCTTGAACAAACTCTTCGTCTGTTAATTTTTTGGCTAATTCAGTACGCTTTGGTTTTTTAGGCTTGGTACTTTTTTCATCAGGAACATTATTCGTAGGTAGCGAACTTTGTTCACCCAATAAGACTATACTATTATTAGTATTATTATGTATAGTATTATCTATATTATTATTGGGTGAACTTAGTTCATCTCTTTGTGGAACTTTGTTCATCATCGGTGAACTTTGTTCATCACTTATTAGGCATTTCATCCATCCGTTTTCACTAATTTCAAGAATACCTGCATCAACTAAACGCTGAATGCATTTCTGAATTCCTCGCTTTGTTATGTTCAACTCCTTTGCAAGTGTGCCACGAGAAGCGTAGCACCAACCCGGACATTTACTATCTGGGTTGGTTGCAAAAAAGTTGATACGCTCGATTAATACAGCCTCGAATACGGATAAATTATACTTTTGAATAATCCATAACCGAAGAATTATGTATTGGTCAGGATTGTTCATTTGTTGAATTTAATTCAATTATAGCCTTACATTCCACAAAACTTATACATCCGGGTTCATCAATAGTAATTTCATTCATCATTTTAAGATGAGTATCTAACAATTCATCTGAACATATAAAAACACCTAAAATGTTTTCATAATCTGGATGGCTTTGAATTACAACCCGTGCATCAACTACTTGTACTTTTTTCATTTTACTTAAAATTAAAAACCCCCGAAACAAGCGGTGAGAGTCGCTCATTTCAAGGGGTTTGGTTTCCGTTAAGGAAGTTTTTCGTATCCGCTCTCACCCGGATATCCTGACTGATTCAGGAACTGCAAATATACAAATTAATTCACGACCTTCAAAATTATCTTGCCATCCTTGCCCCAAATCTTGCGGGCGTAAAACTCATGAACTCCGCTGTCATCCTTGCCAAAACAATCCATGAACCCTTTGACTAAGTTGTCCAAATCTGGCTTGTATCGGTGTGGCTGACCCTCCAACTCCTTGCGTTGCTTCTGGGTGTAACTAATCGGGAACGGCATGACAAAGGTTATTTCAAACCGCTCTGGGCATTCCTTCACGCCTACACCACGCAGGAACATTCGTAACGCTGTCTTATACCTCGCATACCTCTGGAACGGCTCGCTGAACTTCGCCCTTTGCGTAGTTCGAACCGCACCCATTCCGATAATGTCAAATTCGAATTCCTGCATAATGTAAAATTAAACGGAATCGGTGTAACAAAGTTTCATCAAGTCCGTTAAAACTGAAAAAATATTATGAAAAAAACACTTTTAATCATCGCTCTGGCAACGCTTACGAGTTGTGCCACAATCACTTCCAGCATGAAGCAGGAAGTAACTATCAATGTTAAACCTGACCATGCTAAAGTTTATGTGAACGGCAACAAGGTCGGAGAAGGGTCATGCGTTGCGGAAGTACCCGTAAAAAAACGCAACACTATTGTAGTCAAGGCTGAGGGATACGAAAACGCTCAAATCAAAACTAACCGCCAAATCCGACCCGGCTACCTTATCGGGAATATCGGGATGTGTTTCGTGCCGTATGTAAACTTCTTTGGCTTACCAAGTTTGATTGTTGATGCGTGTACGGGTGCGTGGTACAAGCAGGAAGAATCGGATTATTATTTTGATTTGGATAAAAAATAATATAAATTGTCCCACATAGGTTTTTTTGATTCTACCATTTTTTTTCAAGAGTTTAGAGTAACAACACCCAGTCTCCCCGACTGGGTTTGTTTTTTTCGTATATTTGCATAGTTAGCACAACTGAACTATGGCAAAAACGAAAAAGCCAATAGGTCAAGCCGAGACCGAAACAGAGGCAAAACCAAAGCACGCAGGAGGCAGACCGACTATTTATACCCCAGAACTTGCAAAGCGGATTTGTACCGAAATTGGGCAGTCCGAAAAAGGTCTGCATAGGCTTCATCGGGAGTTAGATTGGTTTCCTGACCCATCAACAATAATGGATTGGATTGACGACAAGCCAGAGTTTTCCTTACAATACGCACGGGCAAAGGCACTTCAAGCGGATTTTATGGGAGACAATGTGCTTATAATTTCAGACGATTCGAGCCAAGACGAAATATTCTCTCCCAACGGAAACCGAATCGAAAATCGGGAATTTACGAGTCGTTCAAAATTGCGTGTCGAAACTCGAATGTGGCTAATGGAAAGACTCGCCCCGAAAAAGTACGGCAAGCAGGTTGATGCAGATACGGAACAAAAAGACTACCAACCGCCTCAAATTAACCTGCATATTTCGCCCGAAGCAATCCGCAAAGCATCGGAGGAATAATGCCCGAACTGAACGAAGCACAGCAGATAGCATACTACTCCAGCCATCACCTCGAAGCGGAAGAGATACACATGCTGACGGGCGTTGGAGTGGGCAAGACCTACTGGCTTGCGGTCGATTTGATTCCAGACCTATCAGTCCCCAACTCAAAGCATTTGATATGCTCGCCCACATTCGCAATGATGAAGACCGCCACATTCAAAAAGGTTCAAGAGGCTTGGGAAGAGTGGGGACTTCGTGAGGGCGTGGACTATGTCGTGAATAAGCGGATGTCGGGCGTCAAACCATATTCGGGCATATCTTCGGACAAAGTAATTACATTCCGATGGGGGTCTTATGTTGTCCTGACCCACCTCGATAACTACAATGTTGTGAACGGCTCAGAGTGGGACACTATCAGCATTGACGAAACAAGAGATGTGCGGAACTTTCAGGAGGCTTTGGACAAGTGCCGAGCAAGGACGAGAGGCACGACTTTCAAGAAGTTAGGTTTACGCCACCGAATTAAGACCGCCACAACACCGCCCGATAATGTCGCCTATTATCGGGAATTGGAAAGCCAAGCCAAGACCAGCAACGGACGAATTAAATTAATCCGAGCCGAATCGTATGCGAATCAACACAATTTAAGACCCGGCTACATCGAGCAGTTAGAACGCACCCTCGACCCGAACTCATTCAAGCGTGAGGTGTTGGGTATGCTCGTCACCAAGCAGGAGACGGTCTGGGCGTACTGCTTCGAGCATAAAAAGCATGTGGCGGATATTCAGGAAAGACCCGACCTGCCTATATTCGTATCAATGGACTTTAATGTTAGTCCAATGACCTGCATTTACGCACAGCACGACCCAAGCCGAAATAGAATCAGGATATTAGGCGAAGAACGAATCATGAACTCGGATGTGTACGAACTATGCGAACGCATCCGCACCAGATACCCCGATACTGCTCGCCTCATCCTGACTGGTGACGCATCAGGTCGCAACCGCTCAGCCACGATGAAAGGCGTCACGAACTGGAAAGCGGTTAAGGGTGCGTTGAAACTATCGGACGCCCAGATACGCCTGCTCTCGTCCAATCCTGATAGCAAAGACACGATTGTATTGATTAACTCGATGCTATCGAAGCATCCTGACATTGTCATTAACCGAGCGTGCAAATATCTGGTCGAGGATTGCGAAATGATGCAGAGGGGTGATGATGGCAAGAAGATTGCCACGACCAATATGCACGGACACTTGTTTGACTGCTTTATTTACTACCTCTGGACATTTCACAGGTCATTTTTGGATAGGTTCGCAAAATCGGGTAACTTTGCCAGCGTATGAGCAACTTAAAACCAATTTACACTGACGCAAACGGCATCGAGTGGCGGACATTCGAGACTTGGGGCGATATACCTGCGAATCGGGTAATTCCTGCCGACCTTGCCGTTCGCAGGGCATCAATGGGACTAACTCCCGACCGACTCGTTAAAGCGTTCAAGGAAATCAAAGACGACCTGAACAGGGGCGATATTGTCGGTGGCTTCTCCAAGTTCGACCAACTTGAAAGGCGGATTGCTGACATTCCTGATGAAATGCTTCTGCAAGATTTGGCTTGCGTATTCGTGGTCCATCCCGATGAAGAACCGATGGATTTCGACCCCAAGATGCAACGGGTAAAACTCGAACTCTGGGCAAAAGATGACGATGCTCGGTTTTTTTTTATTCAGTTGGCAGTACGCTATACAATGGACTTATCGGACATCTCCGACGCTTATATCCGTTCGCTTATCCTTCAAAGGACTTTGATGGAGTCGAGCGACCCAAGCACGAGTATCTTTCCCTTGGAAGAAACTGGGCTGACGAGTTCAGCACTTTCGTGACCGAGGTGAATCTTATGCACCGGATGCTTTGTAACGGGTCATTGACCGAAATTAAAATGCTCGAAAAGATGGGAATCGAGGAGTACGCTTCGACCGTGAACGCATGGAAGTACGAACTTCACCTGAAACAAAAAAGCGTCAAAGTATGATAGTTCTGGTCTTTCTAATTGGCGTCATTTGTGGTATTGCATTAAGGGAATCTGTAAAGGATTGATATGGGTATAGGACGCAAATTAAGAAGAGGAACATTACGACCTGTTGTGGATGAAAACGGGAATGTGCTGTTTTTTATCGACAAAAAAGGCAGGCGGATTGACCCGCTGAAACAAATATAAGGAGGTTGCGTTTAAGGGGGTATGATAACAAGAACCGAATACGAAAAAGCATTAAAAATTGTCAAAGAATATAATAGGCAATCTATTTTTGAAAAGACAATTGGTCATTATGACAATGACAAAGAATTAATAAAAAAATCCCCTTTGCATGAATTTTTGTCTATTAGGGTTGCAAATGCTTTGTTTTCTCAAAACGGCATTTATATTAGTAGGTGGGATTCAAAAGTTGAAGATTTATCAAAATTATCTCGAGCCGAATTGTTTAGAATCAGGGGTATAAGACATAAGGCAATTATAGAATTAGAGGCTTTGTGCGAATTGGCTGGGATTAGTTTATTGCCGTAATTTTTTCGTATCTTTGCCCTGACCGCCCCGGTCATTAGGCGAATCGCCATACAAAGGATAATAATCGAATTGATATGGCTCAAAATATAATATTCCGTGTAGTTGCCGACACCCAGCCAGCAGTGGATGGGATGAACAAACTCGGCAACGCTACCGACAAGACCAAGAAGGATGTTAGCCAATTAGACCAAGCACTTGGCAAAATCGGTACGATGGTCGCTGGTGCGTTTGCCATTGATAAGATAATTGAGTTTGGCAAGGCAGTATTGAAAGCCACTGCTGAGATGCAGAACTTGGAGGTCAGAATGAAAGACCTTGCTGGGTCAAATGACGAGGCTGTAAAAACATTTGGCGACCTCAAGCAAATGGCGAACGATTTGGGGTTGTCATACAAGTCGCTTACTACTAATTATATTCAATTTACCAGTGCTGCAAAAGCATCTGGCATGGAGGTCGATAAGGCATCAAGGATATTCAAATCGATGACCATTGCACTGGCTGGTACGGGAGCCAGTTCAGAGCAGACCAAGAATGCAATGACCGCACTTACTCAAATGATTGGGAAACAGAAGATTAGTGCCGAAGAATTGCGACAACAACTTGGGGAAGCCATGCCGTCTGCGTTTGGTATCATGGCTAAAGCATTAGGGGTAACAACTAAGGAACTTGACAAGATGATGGCGTCTGGGCAACTACTTGCCAATGAAGTTCTACCCAAGTTTGCAGAGGAGGCAGAGCGTGCATTTGGTGGCAATACGGAAAAGATGGCAGGTAATATTCAGGCTAACTTGATGCGATTACAAAACGCTTGGGAGGGTTATATGACAAGCCTCGGAGAGCGGTTTTATGGTAGTGGAGGCGGTGCTGAGGTGCTTGCTGATATGCTAAATTGGTGGACTAATATCAACCAAACACAAGAGCAATATATTCAAAATGAAAGAATGCGTTTGCTTGCTGACTACAAGCAACAAGACCAAGTCAAAGAGCAAATAGCAAACCTTGAAAAAGAAAAAAAGAGCGAGGAAGAAATTATTCAGGTATTAGAAGCGAAAATAAAAGAGCAGGAAAAGATTGCGAGAGGGTATGAAAATATTGGCGGTTATCAGTTTCTAACAGGTGTTGAACTTACCGCAGAAGAAAAGGTCGAAACGCTAAAACTTATCAACGCAATGAAGCAAAAAGTGCAGTTGATGAAGGATGAGATTAAAGAGCGAAACAAGCCGAAGCCACTAACAAAAGAAGAAATAAAAGAGGCGGAAAAGGCACGAAAGGCAAGAGAAAAGGAACTTGCAGAAAAGAAGAAGTTAGAAGACCAAGAGTTTGAGGATAACCAGAAGCGGAGGGAAGGTGAATTTAAAGTTGATAGAGAAACTGAAGCGGCTTATGATAAATTTGAGATAGAAAGGCAAAAGGATAAGCAAAGTAAGGCTGAGGAATTAGCAAAGAAAGGGGCAAAGCAACTCGAAATTGACAAAGAGGCGGAAAGGGTCATAAATCAATATTTCTACAATGAGGACTTAGCACTGCTTGACGAAAAGCATAAGCAGGGATTATCAAGCGAGGAACAATACCTACAAGACCTACTCGAACTACGCAAAAAGTACGGGATGGATGTTGGCGATGTTGAAAAAAATATTACCACAAGCGATGTCGATAAAAAGAAATTACAAAAAGCACAGATAACCAAATTAGCAGGCGAGACAGCACAAGGCGTTACCGATACCGTGCTTGCATATAAGCAAAAGGAAATAGATGGGGAAAGAGATATGGTTGAAAAGCAACGGCAGGCAGGGTTAATAAGTGAAGAGCAGTACGACCAACAGATGCGAGCCATTAAACGGAAGCAAGCCATTGCAGACCGAATCGCTGCGATTGCTCAGATTGCGATTAACACAGCGATAGCATTGACCAACCCGACCAACATAGCATCATTCGGGGCAATATCGCCATTCATCATCGCATCGGGTGCAATCCAAGCCGGTATCGTCCTCGCCCAGCCTCTTCCGTACAACAAAGGAACGAAACGAGTCCCAATGATGCGAGGTGCGGTTCGTGGTCGTGATTCTGTTCATGCCATCCTGACTCCAGACGAGCGAGTCGTACCGGCTGACATTAATATGCAGCCCGGTTATTCTGCTTTGCTTGACTTGGCTCAGGACAAAAAGATTAGCGACAAAGAGGCTGGATTCTTGGCGGAGTTGGCAACATCAGGCATGAGGCGAACAGGAACGCAACAAAGTATTGACCCAGACATAATCGGGAAAGCAATAGCCAAACATATTCCTCACACGAATGTGGCTATAAACGACCGAGGCATTGCGGTTATTACCGAGCGCAGCCAAACCGAAATACGCAGACTTAGGAGGAGGATAGGCTAATGTTACAGGTCAAGATTAACGGCACACCGATACAGGGCAGGATTGAGGGATTGGAAGACTTTACGCTGAATTACTCCCGTGATTCCGAAACGGGTCGGACGCAAAAGTCATACACCAATCAGTTGAAGTTCTACGATGATGCGTTCAACATAATTTACCCCTTGATGGTAGCCAATCCAAACGGGTTAAATCAATCTGCTAATGTCGAGGTATGGGACGACTGCTGTAATGCCCCCGTATATCGCGACCTTATCATTCGTGGCGATATGGTTGACTTTTGTACGGGAGATTGCTTCGTAACGGCACGATTGACCCGCCAAGACCCAGACGAGTTGATTTATCAATGTTTGAATAAAAATGAGATAAGTTCAAACAAGAATGGGTACTTCAATTATCCATATACCGACCCGATAACAGGTCAGACTAATTCAAATCCACGATTCCCCCTCGTTGTATATTGCAACGAATTACGCCCGAACTGGTTGATGGCGTACATATTGGCATTGACACTTTTAAATTTATATCTATCTTATTTTGCACTGCCACTTCTCATTGGCATAATTGTAACTATTACAATTTGGCTTTATTCAGTGTGCCAATTTATGCGTGGCGTTGAGAATTTATTAAACTCATTTTTCCCGGGCAATCCCGTTAATATTACTCCCCCAATTTGTGATAGTTTAATTGATGACCCATTTTTCATAATCAACGAATTGAAAAGGTTTATGGATAGGGTCTTAGAAAATGTCATCGGTTGCGGTCGTAAACACCCGACTCCATTGTATCGCCAATATGTCGAGAACGCTTGTCAGATATGTGGCATCAACCAATTCAATTCATCAATATTAAACGACCCGAACAGCGAGTATTACAACGCATTATACTTCAACGCCCCAGCCGATGCAGGTAGTCGTTCAGCCGTTGGCTACATTAGCGAGAATAGACCAACCGCCACGATGTCAAGTTGGCTCGATACGATTGCCAAAGACTTCAACGCTCGATGGTGGATTAGTCAAGGGCAATTATACTTTGAGCGAAAAGATTATTTTTTGAACCAGCCTGTAATTTATGACGCTGATATAAACCAAGAAACAGGCGATATATTGGAAGGCGTTTGCTTCACATACAACGAGGGCAAATTATTCTCCTCAATCAAAATAGAATCGACGATGGACGCCTTAGACGATGTAGGCAACGAGGATAGGAATAGATACACGGTTTATTTCGATTACGGCTCAAATCCGAATTGGGAGGGGGCGAATAAGAAGATGTTGTCCTATTCACCAAGCCGTTATCGTAACGATGGCATCGAAGCGGATATATTGACATTTTTCAGCACACTGCCATTCGCAAACCAATTATTCTTGGGCAACTTCGCACAATACTCCCGTGCCTTGCTTATGGCGAAAGGCACTGCGTCAAACCCGAAGATGTTAATCTGGGACGGGCAGAGTTATACGGATGCCTATGTTAAAATTTACAACGGCGTTCAGAATATGCCTGCAATGGTTAATTCGGGGCAGTCTGATTTATACGATAAATTCCACCGCATTGACGACCCAAACATTAACCCATTCCGATTCTGGAACGCTGAACTTACGGTAAGAGCCAACTGCCAACTCGTACAGCAACTCGATGTAAACAGAACCGTGCGACTACGCACACCATACGGGGCGATTGTGAATGCCCGAATCAATCAAATCAACGCTAACTTAGGCGAAAGAACAATTCAATTTACTTGTGAATTCTAATGGCAAATAATCAAACTATCACGGTCGGGATAGACCGCAACTGGAACATAAACTTCGGTAACTTATGCGATGGCGACACAGTTGAATTGCGTCTGTGCAACTATGACGGAGGCACGCATACTGGCTCACTTCGAATTTGTGGGTGCGAGGCGTTTACATTTGTACCTACTACATTCACGCTTGCCCCGTGCCAATGCACCACGATAACAGCGACATTCAACGGCAACGGCTATCCCGGAACTGGCAACTGCTTTATCGAAGTTGATTTTAACAACCGCAAGAGTTTTGTCAATCTGAATTGGAACGAAGTATATTGCGACATTGAAGAACTTGACTGGACATTTGGCGACCTGAATAGTTCAATAATATTACAAAGAAGAACATTTAATGCCGAGTGCGACACAACGGACAATTACGCATTTGCCCAAGCCGTTTATTTGCAGAGAGATTTACGAGTCGCTCAGCCACTTGTTGCAGGCGATGAGTTATTTCTTAGTCAGTGGTTATTCGCTCAGATAGTTGATTGGTCGTATCAAAGCTATCCGGTCGCAGGATGGAAGACCCGTATCTGCTTACAACCAGCAGGAGAGGGCGAAGACCCAAGCGTTGATGGTACTTATCAAATGGAGTGGTACGGACAGCAACCAAGCGAAGAGAACAGCCAAGACACGCCTTATGTTTATGCAACCGTATCAGGCAACGGCTCGCAAGTAATTTATCGGGTTGAGTTCAATTTACCCGAGGACAGCCTGAACCCACCGAGCAACTTCCCACTTGCCAACCATCGGATACTTTTAGCCAACTCGACACGGAATGAAGTTGAGTTGAACAACCAAAGCGAGAACTCGATATACCGCAACTTGAAGTATATGAGTTGGGCGTTTGTCGTGTATCGCTCAATCGGCTCGGTTTATCAGGATGACATCTTTTCGATTCGTGGTAAATTCCCATTCGAGAAAGAGGGCGTTGGGGCAAGTGCAGTCAGTTTCTTTTTGCTATCAACGAGCCTTACAACGCCAACGGGTCAGCCTACTCAATACCTTTCGACCATACGCCAGACTAAGGTGCGTGTGGACTTCCAATTTGCCGATAACAATGTGACCGGCACACCACCTACCGATATGTGGGTGTATCTGATACGCAACGATTCGCAGAACAACCAACTCGACTACTACGAGAACTACGAGTACGACCAAGCCGACTTGACCAACTCAGTGGCAGGTAATGTTATTACACCCGTAACGCCTCCGACCAACATCACCTCGAATGAGTTCTTTGCCGAGTTTGATGTGTTGAATCTAAGGCAGGATTTGACGGGCGTTGAAAATATATCCAACAATTACCGATTTATATTCATAACGACCAGTGCATTAGACAGACAGAGTCGGTCTTGGATAACCGAACCGATTCAACTAATCAACTACGATGACCAAGACCTAACACTAACGGGTGTTGAGGCTAAGTTCAGGACGGTTGAACAGGAATACGCAGGTACGGTCGGAACGCTGTTAGGTACTTGCGTCAATATGAATTTGGAAACGGTACTACAAGCCAATTTGCCACTATTAGACGCAGAAGTACAAGCCAAGACGGGCGGATTAATTACGACCGCATTCGAGGCGTATCGTGGTGCGACATTGAGCATTTACGAGCAATCACCTTTGACTGGCTCGACTTTGCTCAACACGCAATACTTCGGTGCAAAAGGTCAGTTAATTTGCGACAAGGTAACCGACAACGGACTTGACCCGATAGTAAACAACTCGCAAGGGGCAAATATAGATTTGGTCTTTCCATTTACCATACCCGACAATGTTTACCGCAAGATAGGCAGAGAGGGGTTGTATCAATCGGATATAAACAACTCGAACTCTTGGTCTACATTAAGCCTTGCCTCGCTCAGTTGCGTTCAGAATCGGACAAGCGACCAGTGCGATGTGTTGTTTGCTTTGCCGGATATTTCGGGTGCAGACAATCCCGAATACATGACATACATACCCGATACAAATGAGGTGTGGGTGTGTAATTTTGCAAACCATACAATATCAATTATTGATGTTGCAACTCTTGCCATAACAGCCACCATAACACTAACAGCAGGCGATGCCCCTGAGGGTATTGTTTATGTGCCTCAAAAGGGGTGCTATGCAACATTAAGAGGAGCAAACACAACCGTATTAATTAACATCTACACAAGGTCAATAACGGCAACAATAGCAACACCAACAGCACCAAGACAAATAATTTACGCACCAAGCATAGATAAACTTTTTGTTTTTTGTGCAAGTGCAAATCTTTACGAAATTGACCCACAGACCAACACAATTACAAACGGATTAAACACATTCCAGACAAATGGTCAAAGCATAACATACTACGCAGGTAACGATTCGCTTTATACCGTTGCAAATGGCTCAAGTGACTTTGTAATAACACCTCGCAGTACATTTGTTCCAAGCGCCCCTATATCCGTTCCTGCTCAGCCATTTTCGGTATTTGCCTCAGCCAATAATTTATGGATTGCCACCAGCAACACGATTGAGGTTTACGACTACACCAATACGCTCATAACTTCATTATCATATCCTGCATTAGCAGGTCGCTCAATAATCGAAAACGCAGGTATAATCTATGTTGGCGATGCAGGAAGCAATGTAGTTAGGTTGATTGACAACACCACATTCAGCGAAATTGCAACATATCCTGCCGTAAACAATCCAAGACGCTTGTTATTCGGTGGCGGTCATTTGTGGCTATCTCAATTTACTTCCGATTCCGTCCGCCCCTACCTGCTCGACTGCAACGACTCGCTTCCCCCGTTCACGATGGTCAATCGCAACATCAACCTGAATTGGGACTTGGAGTTTGA